CTTCGCTCCAGAGGGTTACTAGCAGAGCGGCTACGCCTTGCTGGTAAGGATGATGAAGGGGATATAGTCTGTATGGTTGCGGGACAGCCATACGTCTTTGAACTGAAAGCAACTGCGAAGATGGACCTACCGCAGTTTTGGCGTGAGGCTACCGTTGAGGCAGCCAATTACGCCAAGGCTCGTGGGTTAGAAGCAACTCCGCCCGCCTATGTGATTGTCAAACGTCGCATGGGCGGCATGGAGAATGCCTGGGTCATTCAAGATTTAGAGCAATGGATCAAGGTAACCAGTGGAGAGTAAGCCTGATCTAGCCACTGTGCTAGAACATTACGGGGTGCGGATCATGCACCGCCACGGCTGGATACCTTGCAAGTGCATTATGCACGATGATTCACACGCCAGTGCAGCCTATAACTTAGACTCGCAGGGCTACAACTGTCTAGTTTGCCAAATCCTCGGCGATGTTTACGATGTCGTAGCACGCATGGAAAACTTAAAGGAGTTTAGAGATGTTAAGCGCAGAGCAGAAGAACTTGCTCACGGAAGCAGCAGAGCGTTATTCACGCAGTCTCACACCACAGGCAGCCTCTTACCTCGCGGAGCGGGGCATAACAAAGGAAGTGGCGGAGCGGTTCCTTCTTGGAAGCGTCGTGGAGCCTAGTGCTGGACATGAGCATTCGGCTGGCAGGTTGTCTATCCCGTACCAAACGCCCACAGGCGTTGTGGGAATGAAGTTTAGGACTATTGATGGCGGCACGCCTAAGTATCTTTACCCTACTGGTCAGAAGGTGGGGCTATTTAATGTTGTTGATCTGCACAAGTATTCTGACACTATCGCCATTTGCGAGGGCGAGATTGATACTATTGTACTGTCGGGTGTTGTCGGAGTACCAGCGGTGGGCGTTGCAGGCGTTTCTCAGTGGAAGCCTTGGTTCCCAAAGTTATTTGAAGGATTTAAAAATATCTACATATTTGCTGACAATGATGTTAAAGAAGACGGCCGCAACCCAGGCCAAGAGTTAGCCAAGCGGATCAAGGAAGACCTTGACAGGGCTACTGTCGTCATGTTGCCCGACAACGAGGATGTGAACGACGTGTTGCTATCCTACGGAGCCGACTGGTTTACTGGTAGAATAGCCGCATGAGATTTAGAATTTACTACCAAAAAAAGCCGCCTGGCTTAGAAGGCCATTACGGCATTCGCATTGGTAAATTTTCTGGATCTATCTGGTTGTATAAAAAAGTAATTATCTTCGGATGGGAAAAGTCTTATGAATAAGCCTAAGTCTATTCACATCTCTGGTATGAAGTATAAGATCAAATACGATCTTACTGACCCAGATGCTTACGGCTTGACAGACCCAGATACAAATACAATCTACATCCGTCCTGACATTCCAGAGGACAAGATGCTTCGCGTGCTTGTCCACGAGATTACCCATGCCGTTGTCTTTGAGACGCCGTTCTCAACACGCAAGCGGTTTGACTTGGAAGAAATGTGCGACATTGTGGGCTACCACTTCCTCAATGCGCTAAGAGATAATTCAGAGATTGTTCAGTACATACTGCGGGAAATAGAAGACGAAGCAGAGTAGTGCCACAGTTTATTTATGGCCCAAAGGATGGCGGCGAAGTGCCTCATCTACTTTGGGTACTTGACTCAATTGAAATGGTTGAGTATCGAGAAGATGGTACAAAGATGATACACTGTTACGAATTAGATCAAGAAGATAAGAATTATTATTATGCTGGAGAATATCCGACAGGGGGAGACGATGAGTGAACAACGAGTTGGCGGAAGCGATAAAATTAATACAATCTACGGGATTAAAGGTTATATCCATTCAGAACCAAAATCAATTGCTCGTGGAAATACCGCCAATCAGGAATTTGCCGCAGGCGTCTGGTCAGTAATGGATGAGATTGGCAACTTACTTATCAGTAAGCAAGCCGATTACGGCCCTGGCAATGTCAACAACGCCTTTGGTGGCGCAATGAATGGCCTGATGGTGCGTATTGGTGACAAGTTTGAGCGTCTTAAAAACTTGCTATACAGTGGCTCAACTCCGCAGCATGAGTCTATTGAAGATTCTTTTAAGGATATGGCTAATTACGCAGTCATCGCCTTGATGGTCGAGAGAGGGTTATGGCCTAAATCATGATTGAGATAAAGATGTCTCACGGAGACTTGTCCTTTGCTACGATTGAAGCAGTCGCACGCTTTAACTTTAACAGAGCCAAAGGAAATGACGCATCACAAGGTCATGCACCCACTTGGGTTGAACAAGTTGCACGCGAGATATCTGGTTGCTTGGGCGAGATAGCGATTGCCCGTTGGCAAGATAAGTTCCCGTTTGCTTTGTTTACAGAGCGTAAGATGGGTGATGTGGGCGAGTTTGAGGTACGCACCACTGCTTATGCCACGGGCAAATTGCTCATCACAGAGAAGGATGATCCAGCACGCAAATATTTGCTGGTAACTTTGCCTACTTTTTATACTGCAAATATCCACGGATGGATGTATGGATACGAGGCACAAGATTCAAAGTATTACAACACATCTATGCGTGCGCCAGTTTATGCAGTAGAGCAACAATACCTACACGCACCTGAGACGATCTATGGCTAATTGGTTTGAGGAAGCAGAGGCAGTAGCCTCGCAAGTTGCGCGTATCGTACATAGGAAATACCACACCTATTTCGATGTATCCGATGTTAAGCAGGAATGCTTGGTATGGGTATTGCGTCGTGAGAAGAAAGTGCGTGAGTGGCTTGACCCAGATCAAGATGCTGAAGCCTATAAGGGTGGCGTAAAGCAGTTGGGCAAGACACTCTCACGCCATGCTGATAGATACTGTCGCAAGCGCAAAGCGCAATCACTTGGCTATTCGCTAGAAGATGAGGCGTACTACTCGCCTATCACTTTGTCTGAATTGTTACCATTTGTTTGGTCTGATGTGGTTGAGACTCACAAGATTGATGGTGAGCGTGTATCTGGTTCTGGCAATCCTGCTGAAGGTGGCAACTATGTCATACAATTATTCGACATTCGCCGTGCGATGGCTAAGTTGGATGAGATGGACAGAGACGTATTGCAGTTGAAGTTTGAGCATCAGTTGACCTTTGCTCAGATTGCAGAAGAATTACAGGTAAGCGATACTACTGCTCACCGCAAGGTGGATGGTGCGCTACGCAGACTTAACAATCATCTCGGTGGACAATCACCATTTGAGCGAGAGGTAGAGACAGATGCCTAGTTATGACTACAAGTGTGGCAAGTGCGGAGTAGAGGAAACAGTTGAACGATCAATCCACGCGGAGTCATCCGCCCCAATGCACTGCGACAATCTTATGGATCGAATCTTTTATGCGGCTCCTGTCCGCTTTAATGCCGACGGGTTTTACTCAACGGACAACATCAGGAGATAGCAATGCCAGTAATCAACATCGTCAATGACTCAACATCGGCCAATGCAAGTCAGGATACATTTCTGACTACACAGGCAGTTAAAATCTTTGTTCAGCAAGTCTGTCAGGCGTGGAATTTGCCTGGCTATACAGTTCAGTACGGCCTTGCACCTGTGGATGGTGATTGGAATGTGTTGATTGTGGATAAGTTTCCCAATGCAAGCATGACCAGTATTGCACTTGGCTACCATGAGTTAGATCATCTTGGCAATCCAGTGGCGTATATTCGCTCTAATGCCTACGGCAAACGCAGTTATCTTGGCACATACTCCAAGCCTTTTGTTTTGCTTGGTAAGCAGATCAGCCCTGCACGCCTTACACCTGGCGTTGCTACTGTCGTTATGCACGAAGTTGCAGAGATGCTGGCAGACGCTCACATTGACCAGTATGCAACTGCACCAGATGGCCGTCAATGGTTGCGTGAGATTTGCGACCATGTATCGCCAGTTTGCTATAACATTCCACTTGCAACTGCTAAGACCAATTGCATAGCACCAGACTTTACTTGGCCATCGTTCTATCAAGCAGATGGTAAAGCACCATACAGCGAATGTAATACACCCACTGCGCCATTTACCTTGCCTAAAGGTGCGTATGGTTATTACAAAACAGCGTCAGGTGGGGTTGCTCCACTTTCTGCAGCCTCTGCTAAAGTACCTGATGTAGAATAAGTTTGGGTAATAGGGGAAGTTACCCAATAAGAAAAAGCCACCGATAAATCTCGGTGGCTTTTTTATTGCCGCTACAAGCCTGGAAGGGGTAGCGAGCGGCAAATCTATTTTAGCGTAGCCATCCACTTTTTACAAGCGGCTACATCTTCATCAAGCGTTAAGTATCCATAGATTTTGGTGTTATCCAAATACTGCGGAATGCCTAGTTTGCGTAAGTTGCGACTAAATATAACATATTCGTAATCATCTGTCCCATCAACATAACTTATCTTTTTAAGAATATCTTTGCGGATGAGATAGGTGCAGTGAACCACATCACACTGGATCAGCCCGCGTACGATGCCGTTGAGGATTGAGTAATAAGCGTGATTGTCCTTGTAATAGCCGTTAGGCGTGGCTAGGTTATGGAAGTTGGCATAAGGTGTATGTTCTTCTTTGCCTACCGCATAGCGGATCAGAGGGGCTACTACAGGCAAGTTGTAACTGACCAGTTGCTTTAAGGTTGAGCCGATAACAAAGTTATCCACATCGCAGGTGTAGTAAAAGTCTGCTTCCCAAAAGATAGCCTCATCTATACCTTCTTGGCGTAGTCCTGCCAGTGCTTTAAAGCGCGTTGGATTCCACTCGTGTATGCCGTAGTTCTGCACTGGCACATCTATGTCGCTATCGTCAAAGGTAATACTTTTCCACTGGAACATATGCTCATCCGACTCCCATCCGCGTGCAGCGCGGATTGGTTGCTCGTAGATCCAGTTTTCGATGATGGCTGCTGTGTCATCGTTGTTGTTATTTGTGCGAAAGTGTAGATAAATCTTGTCGCGTGGATAATCTAGGTTGTCTAGGTTCTGCTCTAGCCAATACTCCATCACATCTGCCTTATCTTTGGCAAGGATATGGATAAATACTGTAGGTAATTCGTTCATGCCAATTCCCTTTCAATAACTTTAATGGTTGGGCAGGAGAAAGATTCGTGAAATTCGCACGCTTTACAGGTGCCTTGCACTTCGCCTGGCTTGTGTAATTCCACCAAAGCCTTCAAGGCTTGCCATGCGTTCCGCTGGTCAACTGTATTCTCGTAAAATTCAGGCTTGGTGTAGTGAACGAGATTAGTCCAGTATTCTTCCTGCGCTTTAATTTTCTTCAATAGTTCGTCGTGGGTCATGATGCGCTTTTATCCCCTTCCAATATACGCAAGGCCCAATCTAGGCCGTGGTTAAATCCATCCATCCATTCGTAGTCTTTATGACCCAATGGCATAGATGTCTTTGCATCTTCTATCTTCTGCTTTGCTCGTTCAATGTCCATCAGTACCACCCGACACGCTTCTCGTGTGCCAGAGCGTTACAGGCGTTATTATTCCAATGAGTTTTGATATAACGCAAGCCCCATCGGATCTGTGTTTGGTAGTCATACTTATAGTCGCGGCCAAATTGCGCCATCTTGCTGGCTGGCAGGGCTTGAGGTATGCCTCTTGCCCCGCCATCCTTGTTTACTGCGGCTACTCGCCAGTTACTTTCCATCGTCCACAACTTCACGAGACAACGCCACTGACGGGCGTTGCCGCCTTGCCGTAGGTACAAAGTATGGGCGAAGGGTTTAGCGGGCGTGAGATGGTCGTTTGCGGCCTTTGTAGGGCTATTTGAGAGCCATACTGCCATCACCATGATGGTGAAGAATCCGATGGTTGCTCGGCGCGTCTTGGGCGTTGTTCGAGGTACATTTGTATAAATGATGTTGGCCTTTCACTACGGGGAATATCTATTAGGGTTAAGCCTTTCGCGGTTGCCAAAGCGCGAAGGTTGTGCTGCCAAATGTCGCCTTCTGATCCGCGACCTGTTGCACCAATAGCCTTTCTTCTTTCAAAGGGTAAAGTTCCGCCATATATGCCATAGTCTATGCTGGACATATCTTGCATAGCAACTTCAACACACTTCTTTTTTATGGGACAAGTCTCGCAAATTTGCATAGCGAGAAGTGCCTTTTTCGTCTCTGTTTGATCTACAATGATCCGCTTATTTACCTCTGAGCGAAGTTTCATCGTTTCGGGGAACCAAATATCAGGATCAACGCCATTTTCGTAGCAGGCTGCTCTACTCATTGTCACTCGCCTTTACATCAAGGTCGTGGTTCATATCGTAGATAGCCTGATTGTATCCCGTTAGCCACGCCTCGTGCAAGGCTCGCTCTGTAATCTTCTCAATATCACGCAATACTCGCGTGTTTTGTTCGCGTATTGTCACTTAGTTTCCCTTTCATGGTTGCCCGTACGATTGCGCGGGCGGTAGTGGTAGTTAATCCGTATTTCACGGTTTTGTCAAGAATAAAAACACCCGCGCTGCGAGAGTGAAGTGCAAGCAATTCACTCATCACGCGTATCAAGGGGCTTGATACGCTGCCAATGGCGTATGCGCGGGCGTAGTTGATCGGTTTAACCGACTTACACGGCTTGATCGGTTATTTTTTCAATACCCATTTAGACATTTTTGTCGTGTATGTCTAATGTGTTGCTTGAGTGTTTCTTTAAATGTGGGATAGTACGAGACAACACCACAAGCGGGGCAGGTGGCTATCCACTCGCCCGCCTGTGGGTCGTATTCGTAGCAGGATTGAATTACAGCCACGACGGCATATCACCCGCCTCCAATCTTTCAATCTGCCTAGAGGCGCGGATTAGATCAACAAGGGCGGTGACAGTTTCGTCTAGCCTGTCCTGTTCGGCGTTGAGGCGGTAAAAGTCCGCCTCTGCCTCTCGTGCTTGCTGTTTCCAATAGTCGAGGCGGTTCACAATATGCCTGCCTCTCGTAGTGCCTCGTTAATTGCAGGCGCAAGTTCAAGGGCTACGCCGTCCCCTTTCTCTAATCCGTTTTCAGCAATAGTTACCCGATAGGCTAAACCTGTTTCGCTATCGGGTGCGGTGTCGGGTAGTTCTTCAATCATTAAAGTGTAAACAGTTGTCATTCTGTGCCTTCCGTTTCTTTATCTAGGTTGTAACTTAAAAGCAGTTCCAAATGGTCGAGAAATGCCGTTTTTTCGGCTGTGGTGCCAAAGGTGACAGTTACCTGCAAAGCCTCGTCCCCGTTAAAATCTTTGGACGGCTCGCAACTGTCGAGAAAAAATGTGTGGTAACTAATCACTTATTTCTCCCTACAGTTGCAAGTATTGAGCGGATAAAGGCAATCGCCACAGACGGGGGCAGGGCGTGGGCAATCCTCATAAGGGAATTGTTCTTGTTCTTCACAAGCGCACCAATTAAACGCCTCGACTTGTTTAGCGTGGGTCAATTCGGCAAGTTCACCCCACGAAATAGATTTTTGCGTCATTTGCTTAGCCCCTTTACATATTCGCGAAATAGGCGCGTTGCCTCTTTTTTGGTGTAGCCCATAAATTGGCGTCGTTCGTAGTAGCCACCGACGGAGGCAGACAACACCCACGCGCCTTGAAAGGTCTTTTCGTAGTTGATAGTCATTTACTCGCCGTCCTTTTCCAATTGCTGCTTGATGTCTTCATAAGTACCGCGAATCTTGTACGCGCCGTCTTTTTCGAGAGTGTAGAACGGTTCGTTTAATTCCAATTCGGCGAGAATCTCGCGAGCAATGATGTCGTAAGGCGCGACGCCCCACCCGAACATTACCTCGCGAATGAGCCAATGTCCTACATTATCAACGTCATTCATTGCGTTAATTACGCTGCTTTCGACCATTTCGCGGATAAAGTCGCTAAGTAGCGAGGCACTCGAATTCGAGTGCTTGCGAATCTCTTTTGCTCGTTGTTGAATTTTTTGGTATGACTTTCCGTCGTTTTCTAGAATCATCGCAACATCAAGTGCAAATTGTTGTTGCGGTGTGTAGGTGTTTTCCATTTCTAGCCCCTTCCAATGGGTTTTGGTCTTGCTGATCTAGCAAGCCACTACAAGGCAGGGGGTAAGCCCTGCCCTGTCGTTGCTGTCTAGTTTTTTTTGAGCCTCGCTACAGACGCGTCTCGCTAGGCGCGTCAAAACTACTTAACGCCCATCCTTCCGCGTTAAAAAGGGAAATAGCGTCATCGTATTCTTTCTGTGTTTTGAAATACCCGCGCAAAAGTATGCGCACAGTTTCGCCTTCTTTCGTTGCTTTAATAGCCATTTTCTTAATCCTTCCATGTTGTGCCACACGTTACGCCATCGGCGGTGTGTGAGCAGGTTGTAATTCTCCAATGGTGATTGAGATAGTTCACTGTCAAGAATAGGGCGGTGACTGCTAATAGCCAGACAACGAAACGCCCGCGACGTGTAAGGCGCATTATGCGACTACAGCCGTGATAATGGATGAGCGGTATTTCTCAACAATTGGCACGAGGTAATCGTGAGCCTGTGCCTTAGAGATAAAACCCGTGTCGCGTAGGTAAACACGGCGTGAGCCGAATAGGCGAAATACTACCCAATCGCGTGCGTTTATTTTTTCTATGCCAAATGGGTAGCCTTCAATCATGTAGGTATCCCACACACTTGCGGTGTCTTGTGCTAGTTTCATGTTATGCGCCCACCTTTTCTAGTTGTGATTCAATGAATGTTCTGAGTGTATTGAGAGATTCAAGTGCTGTCAATAATTCAAGTTCGGTCATTAGTTGTTCCCCCATTGGCTTACAAGGTGTGCAATCATGGCAGGGGTGACAATAACCTTTTTGCCTTCGTTGATCTTGCCAAAACAGTTGCAATCCATAGAGTCAGGATGTCCACAGCGGACATACTTTCCGCCCTTGTACCAGGCTTGATTGTCGTAATCGTAGCCGTCTTTGATTGTATCTAGCGAGGTTCTGCTCATTTTTT